TGAAGCGGGTAAGGGAGGATGTGCTCTTTATTTTAGTTTAAATGAAAGAGCCGTGTCCTGCGCATCCAGCACGTCTGCGACATCGCCCGGCAGCACTACGAGGAGGGGAACCTCTCGAAGTGCTACAAGCAGGTATGGCGGCGTTACGTGTTCCCGGTCTATCCGTGCTGCTACCACACGTTCCTGAGCTACCTGCGACGGGGGCTGGAGGGGTACGGGAAGCCGCCCCGCGACGAGCACCCGTCGCTGTTTGACGACCTTTGAGGCAGACGCCGCCCGCGGATTACGATTCGCGGGCGGCGTTCTGTTCACAGCGTCGGCGCGGTTTCCGTCTCGAACGATACGTCCGCGGGGGTAAGGACGAACCCGCTGTCAACCGAGGCCGAGCAATCCGCGCAATGGGTCTGCCACTCCTCTATATCCTCGCAGACCTGCTCGTGGTTGTGGTCGGTCGAAGAGGCGTGATATTTGAAACGGGAGTAGCTCCGCCCTTCCTTGTCAGCGGTCCCGCCGAAGTCAACGAAAGCGGCCTTGACGGCGCGGATCAGACGGAAACGAAGCAGGGCCTCGTCGCGGTAGGGGGTGTCGGTCTGAGCGAGAGTCGCGGTTACGATATGCAGCCGGATAATCATGTCGCCGTGAACGGCGTTGCGGCCAAGCTCGCCCCAGGAAACGGGGAGGAACTCGATAAATACCGCCGGAGGAGCGAAGGGGCGCGACTGCGTTAGGCGTGTCGTGTTCTCGTTCCACAAGCCGACATGGTTAATGGCCGGACATCCGGGCATTTTCTCTGCCTGGCAGAGCGACTGCGTCGATGATGCGTCAGGGTCGCGTTGAGGTCGGTGATAGACAATTTCATTATCCACGAGGCGAACACGCGACAGACAGGCCTCTATATCATCGAAAAGGCGTAATCTCATCTTCTGTTGAAATTATCCGCGAGCCTCTGCGAGAACTCTTGGAGGTTTTTATTGACAATGTCGGCCAAAGCCTGCCGCACCCTCTCGTGGTCGCCGATGAACTGGCGCCGCGGCATGTTCATCTGCCTGGGGTGTTGGCGCACCTTATGGGTGTTCCCGGTCTTATGGTTGGTGCGGGAGTGCGCTCGGACGGTGACGGAGAAAGAGCCGCCCTCGTTGTGGAGCGCGGTGTAAGGCAGGTTTGAGGAGAAGACGACGGCCATACCTCGCACCATGGAGCGGATAGAGCGACGCATCGCCCCGGTGACTATGAGGATAGACCCGGTGCCCCGGCGGTTGGTCTTGCTGACCTTGGTGGCGACCCACTTTTGGCCGAAGAAGCCCTGCTCGCGGAAATTGTTGTCGAACATTTCCGTGAGTTTTACGCGGGCGTCGCGCAGGATGTCGTCGTAAATGTTGCGCGGCATCAGTCGGCGAGGTTACTGAAAAGAAGGCAGATCAGGCCGAGCTTGACCGGTATGCGGTCAGCCTTGTCCTCAATCTTGGAGAAATCGATTTTGGAGGGAGCCGCCTTGACCTGCTCCCAGATCTCGGGAGTCAGCTCCTCGCCGAGACAGAGGAGCGCAGCGGCGACATCGGTTTGGGTAAACTCTGCGGTGATTGTGATTTTTTCGTCCATCGTTGAAAAATTGAGGTTTAAGTTTGTTATAAAAGAAAAAACCGCTAACTTTGCGGCGTCAGCAATGACCGTCAGGGCAACGTTCCCTTGTTAGAGGTGTGGCAGTATAGTGACCCCCTCGGTGAAGCCGCACAAGCGGCTTTATTTTTTCTTACCATTTAGCTTTATAAAATTACCTATAAAGTTACGCTGTAAACACATTTTCCTTGTAACGCTCAGTTGAGCGCCGCCCTTAAATATCAGAACCTCCACCGCATCTTTATTGGCCTCAAAATAACTGCGCAGATCCCTCGCGAGGGAGCGGGCGTTATAGGTCGTCGCCATATTCAGAATGACGCGGTTTGTCTGGCCGATACTTTCTGACAGACGATTGCCGACCGAGTTTTGGCCGGATATAGTCTTGACATCGTAGGCGGCAATAAATTTGCCATTATGGAGAATAAAGTCGGGTGTCCTTATGCCTTTAGGGTTGGGGAGCATCGCGACATTATATCCATGTGCGACGGCCTTGTCGGCACAGGCGACCAACGGAGTATAATCCGGGTCTTTGTCGCTTATGGCGGAGCGGACGCCCTCATGCCCTTCGACCTCCTTAAATCGCCTTGAGGCAACAATCTCGCGGAGCAAGCGTGTGAGTTCGCGCCCCTTCTCTGAGAGGAGGGAGCGGAGTTTATCATTGAGGGTTGCTTCCTCATGAGCGCGACACACCTCCTGCACGGCATCACAGGCGCGGCACTTCTCACTTCCCGGAACCCTGCCGAGAGAGAGGCCGCTGCCGCCATTGCGCGAGCACCCGTCGCAGCCCTTGGGGAGATAGGGATGCTTTCGGGGGAAAATCGTCATCTCCTGCCCGGCGTTGTATCGGAAGATCCGGGACTTTGGGTCGTCGGTGCAAGCGTCGCCCGCCGCCTTGGCAACGGCAGGGTCGGACATGGGGTAATCATCGCGCAGCACCTGCTCGACGGTGCAGCGGCAGTTCCACCCGTTGGGCGGGAGGTAGTCGCGCCAGAACGGGTCGGAAGGCGGAAGCGTCACATTGTCGAGGGCGGCGTGCCCGGAGCGGACGCGCTCGTCCCCGGCGGTGCGGTACTGCAGGTTATAGCGATTGCCGTCGGCCATAATATCGTGCCACTTGACGGCCATCTGCGAGGTATGGACGGCGTGGTTGTACTCGGCGTAAAGATAGTTGACGTTATACTTTTTGCCAATTGCCTCCACGTCGCGCCGGAAGACCTCGAAAGGTTTGACGTGGCCGTCGGAGTCGGTAAGGACAAGCCCTACCTCGGAAAGGGAGTGATAGGTCTTGAAGCCGGAGAAGATGAATGTGTTGTTTTGCAACGCGGCGGTGAGCTCCGGGGGTGTCTCGGTCTTAATAGCGGTGTCGATGGCGCCGTTGATGGCGTTGTAGGTTTCCTCGATAAGCGGTGCGACGGCGGGGTCGGCCAACATCCCGGGAGAGAAACCGCCCCTGGCAAAGACCTCGCGCGCGGCGCGGTCGAAGACCTCGCGGTTGAAAGGCACGCGCCCGGCACCGCCGCCCGCGAGGGCGAGGAGCTCCGGCTGATACAGGGCGGCCACGGCGTTGTTGAAACAGCGGTAATGGTCGAGTTTTTCCTTGCGGATGTTTCGGGGCTTGGGATCCTTCGGGTCGGACTCCTCACCCCCTACTCGAAAAAACCGCCGGAGGACTGCCTGGTCCCGGTGATGGGCACCTTGTATTTGTCAATGAAATACTGCGGGTCGATGTCGAAATACTGGAGGAGCATGCGCTCAAGCTCGCGCTGTTCGGAGGGGGAATACGTGGCAGCGTCGTCCCACTTGAAAGTAAGCCCGGCAAGCGGGAATCCGAGACGTATCATCTTCGGGATAAGGTCGTCGTTGACGATATACTCGATAAGCCGGGCATCGGCGGCGCAGATATTCTCGAACACCTCGAGGTGGGTCTCGGACTGCGACTGGGACGAGCCGTTGTCGATTGTCATTGTCTGGCCGAGCACCCCCTTTGACATCTCGGAGTTGGCGCGGTCGATGCGGCGGTCATAGACGTTGTAGGCATCCCCGCGGGAGGACTCCTTTATCTCGATGGTGGTGCCTTCGGGGAAGAGCGCCCACCCCGCCGCGCCCATCTCCTCGAGCATGACCTCGATCTGCCTTCGGTCCGCGGGGTTCTGCGAGGTGGTTGTCCCGACGCGCATGGGCATGCCGAAAATCTCGCCGAACACGTCCCAGTAGGTGGTCATGTTCTTTTTGGCGAGAGCCTGGGGGGCGCATTTGAGGAGCAGGCCGAGGTCGCGCGGGTCGCCGACCTCGACACACCAGTCGGCCAGCGCCCCCTCCCGGTAAGGAATGCCCCGGTCTGGCGAGTCGGAGCGGTCGCGGAGCAGCACTCCGTATTCGGGGCAGACGTGCTCGCGCGGGACAAGCTCCACGTCCGAGAACCTCATCACGCCGTTCGCGCCGGGGATGACGTCGCCCAACTGTATGAGCGAGTGCCCCCAGCCGATAGAATCAAGAGCCAGGAGCAGGAAATGGTGGAACCACTTGCTCTTGAATATTTTCCGTGCGTCCTCGTCCTCCCTGCCGTTATCATCGACAAGCACGAAAGCCTTGAGCAGCGTTTTGTGGTAACGCTGGGTAAAGCATCCCGTGAGGTGCATGTCGACGAGGACGTCGGTGTAGATGGAATAGAGGGCGCCGCGTTTCGGGTTGTCGATATTGAGCGCCATGGCCCAGGCCCGGCGCCATCGGGCGACATCCTGCTTGGTGAGGGACCGCGTCTGCTGGTTGAGCATCATTACGAGGCTCTTGCGCTTGCGCATGGAGCCGCCGCCCCCGGCCTCGTTATTCTCTCGGGCCGCGAGACGTATGGATTCCACGGTTTTCAGTCGGGAGGGGTATCTTTTGCTTGCCATTCAATGCTTGATTTTGTCGTCTATGATTTCAGAATAGTCCTCGGTGGCCAGGCCGGAGAGCGCGGCGGCGATATTTGCCTTATAGGTCGCGCCGCCGTCCTGGGTAGCGACACCCGAAGATTTCAGAGCGTTAATAATAGCGTCGATTCTCGCCTTGCAGACGTTCAGTTGTTTCTGCAGTTCGGTGGCGTTGGCGGTTGTTTCAGAGCCGCCGTTCCACACGGAGAGGTTTTGCTTCAATTCAAGGGTCGTTCCGTCGATGTCGAGTGTGAGGTTGTCGGCGGTGAGAGTCGCCGAGCCTTTCTGAGTTTTTAGAAAAACGTTGTTATCCTCTACGACGGCCTCCGTGTCGCCGATTTTGAGCATTACCTTGGCGACATCGGTTGTGAGCAGCACGACGGCGACGGCGGGACTCAGGAAGCCGACCACGACATCGGAGCCGACGGCGGGAAACGATACCACCCCTGTCTGCCCCGACTGGTCGGCCTGCAGGTTCACGCCGATGAGCTGCGCGCCCTCGTCGATGGGGGTGCAGTCGATAGTCCGGGCGTTTTCGTCCACAGCGTCCACGGTGCAGACGCTCAGATACATCTCCGAGCCGGAGAGGGCGAGCTGCCGTATAGCGTTTCTAACATCCATATCAGGGCTGTTTGTAAGCAATATCAAACCTTTTGCCGGCCAGCTTGTATGAACCGACAAGCGCGCGGATTCGACGGTCAGCCGAGTCATCGGCCGACAGCTCGGCCGGGACAGACACGAGGAAGTCGAAACCGCCAGCGCCCCCGAACCCCCTGCGGTATATTGTCAGAACCCCTGAGGCGCCTCTGAGAGGGACCGGTTTCCATATCCCGGTGTCGCGGCGGTGAATGACAGGGGGCGGGCAGACAGGAGCGTCTTCCACGCGTATGCGGCGCCGCAGGGGGTCGAAAGCGTCGTTCAGGGCTCCCCTCATCCTGCACACCTGGCCGTTATGCCCGACACGGTAGGCCGTCTGCCGCCGGAATTCCCGGAGGTCGAGCAGCATCCGGCACAGCGGGATCATGCCGGCGAAAACAATGGCGGCGGCGACGGGCCCGCGGAGCCAGGTCGGCATCGCGAGAAGCGCGAGGCGCTTCATATCGATATTGAACAGATTGTCAGGGACGGCCATAATCGAGCATGTTTATCTTGATCTGTCCCGGTTTGAAGTATCCGGCGGCCGGGACGCAGCGGGCGTTAATACGCGCGGAAGCCCCGTCGGCAGCCGAGAGCGAACGGCTGTCGAGCAGTTCCGCGATGACCACGCCGTCAACCCGCTGGAGGCGGTCCACAAGGGCCATGTTGGAATACTCGCCGTCAAACGGCAGGTTGGTGACGTATTCGCGTACCGCTTCCTCGCAGGCGCTCCGCACGTTGTCGGGAAACAGCAGCGGGTCGTAATACACGTCGGCCTCGCACGAAAAGGTGTCAGGTTCCATGTTCACCACGGCGATCCTCACCCCGGCGTCCTTGACTTCCGAGAGATAGCGCCCGAGCAGGCGTTCGTGCTCCGGGGACAACGGCGCGCGCGCGCCATCCCTTTCCCCGGCAACCTTTATCGTCAGGAGCCCGGTGTCGGCGCTTTCCGTCGCCACGGCGTGTCTGACGACCCGCATCCCTTCGAGTTCCTCAGCCGTCATCCCGTCGGTCGCGTATTGGTCGGAATCGCCGTCAAGAGGCAGTCCCGGAATAAACGCGAGAGCCTTGTCGCGGTACCATTTCGGGCGGTGGGGGATGAGGGATTCCACGAGGCCCTCGACTTCGGAGCGGTGTAAATCGAGGAGCTGTTCCACAGCCCAGGCCGCGACGGCCCAAACATAGAACAGTATGTTCTCGACGCTGGCCGCCGGGAAAACGGAGTCGAACGAGGATCCGGGCTGAAAACCATAGAGGGCCGCCGCGTTCGGGTTCCGCATGAACTCGCGGGCCATCTCGTCCTTGATTTCCTGAATAGATCGTGCCATTTGATTACTGATTACGGTAGTTACAAACGATGTTCAAACGAGGGTTAACTGACAATAAAATCAATCCCGACCCCCATAAAGCCGATCCCGCCGGGAGGCGCGGCGGCGAGTTCGTCGCCGCTGAGCGCGGTGGCCGGACGTATGCCTTCGGCGGTTATCCGTTCAAGGGCCCGGGAATCCGCGTTGACGAACGCCGGGACTTCGTAGACCCTGCCGACGGTTACCGGGTCGGTAAGTGACAGCCCGTTGGCAGCGCAGAACTCGAAGGCGCATTCAAGGCAGCCCCCGGCGATGACGGCGAGGTCGAGGACGGAGGCCCTGTCGTATCCGGTAACGCTGTTCATAGGGCGACAGTGAGATTTCCCCGGCTATCCAGCGAGACGCGCCGAAGAGGGACGCCCATCGCCGCGCACATGGCCGACACGCGCCCGGGCCAGAACCGGGAGCCGGAACCGTGGAGCAGCCTCCGAGCGTCGCCCCCTATGAGGGGAAACTCCTTGTATTCCCCGCGGGCCGACACTATTACCTGGCACGCGCATTGCGGCGCTATGTCGCCGACACTTATTCTGCCACCCTCCACGACGAGGTCGCCGGTGGCGCTGTCTGTGATGATTCCAATCATTGTGTCACGTTGTTTATGCCTGGGATTCGGAAGCCTCGATCAGGTAGTCGTCATCGCTTACGGCGGAAATTTCTATGACCTGCCTGTTGGAATGTGTCATCTGCCTGGCGGAAAAGCCCGTTACCACTATCCTGTTTATGCCGAAGAGACCGAGGAAGACAGAGCTGACCTCGATAGCCTCGGGCCGTTCGAGAATCTCCCGCAACTGCGCGACGGCCCTCTCGGGGTACTGGTCGATAATCTCCCCGCGGTCATTGACGGCCACAAGGCCCACGGAAACAGAGAGCTGGTAGTCTCCGTCGCAGATGTATTCCTTGATGGACCCCTTGCGCCCCACGACCACCGTCCTCACTATTTCCTTTTGAAGGGAGACATTCACAACGGCGTCGTTGACAAGTAGGACCCCCTCGCCGGGAATGTCCAGGGCGAGGTCGGTAAGCGCCGGCCTTCCGAGCCAGTAGTCGCCGTCGGAGAACCGGTCCTCGGCCTCGTTGACAGACCGCGCCCCCGAACCCGAGCCGGTCCTTACGGTCAGTCCGGGATTCGAGCCAAGCCCGTAATCCGCGGAACGCGGCTGGCCGTCCCCTTTCGCGGAGGCAAGGCGGTACGCGACACCTTTTGCCTGGACCGCGATGCCGGAAGCCACGAAGGCTGCGTTGACAAGGTTAAACTTATATTCCCTCATAAGTGAAAATAATAATCAAGCCCGCCGGATGTCACCAGTCGTAGCCGCTCTTCTTCATGGATGAGTATCGGATAGGGTTGCCGCCGAGGCCGCTGCCAGGGTCCCCGCCCTGGGGGTATTCGGGAAAATCAGGAGTGAAACTTCCTTTCTGAATATCCTTCAGGCGGGAGATGGCGTTGTCGTAAAGCGTCTGCCTCATCTCGCCGCCCATCATACCGGGCAACCATTGGCCGAGCCACCAAAGGGCGATACAGACAGTGAGCTGCACAAGGAGCGGATTGCGCTCTACGTCGGACTTGGCAAAAGCCGCGTCGATGTCATATCGGGTACGGACATACCCGGCCACCTCTTCCATAGCGGTGTGCTCGGCTTGCTGCCGGATCTCGTCGGAGGACTGGCAGATGATTTCGAGGTCGGCGGGGCAAGTAACCACGCGGTAATCATCAGTTGAAAGGAAAGACATAGCGGCGCAGGATTATATTGTTCGGTAAATAGCCTTTGCCTCAATGTCGGCGGCGGTAACGCCCCGGCGGTACATTCCCTCGCGTACAAGCTGCTTTATGTGCCGCTTGCTGGCTACGACGGGACGGCGGTTGAGGACGATGACGAGCTGTTTCTGCCCGGAAAGGGCGCGGCGGCGGTCGGCCTCGCGGCGGCAATGGCGGAGGCGGCAGTCGAACACGACCGCTCGGAAGTAGGCTTTGATGTTTTTTAAAACTCTCATAATGCTACCAGGAAGATTTAGGCGACTTGCGTCTGCCGTATGATGGTTTGAAGTTTTGCTGGCGGGTAAGGTTCTGCAGGATGAAGATCGCGCCCTCGTCCGCGTCGGGGCCGTCGTCATGGCCTGACATGCCGCGCTCGCAGGAAAGGGTCTGGTCAATGCCGACGCGCATGTCGGGGTCGTTTTTCATCCGCTCGTTATAATAGACGTGGCCGTGCTCCCACAGCGGGTAAACAGCCTCGATACGCTGGAACTTGTCGGGCTTTTTGCGCTTGTCGCCGAATATGGGGAGCTGGTAGCCTCGCTCTTTGCCTTCCCGCACGAACTCGTCGAGCAGGATCTGCTGCAGGAAGTTGGCCTCTATATAGTAGGAACAGACGGCGTTCGCGGCGGTTATTTTCTCGTGCAGGTCGTAGAACCACCCGACCATCTCCGCGACCGAGCACTGCCGGACAAAGGCGGCGAGGCAGTGGAGGTCCGTGCCCGTCTTCCCCCACAGCTTGATGGCCTTGTAGTCATTTCGGGTGGTGGACTTGAACTAGGGGTCGCAGTAGCAGACAAGGTAGTCATACCGGGCGAGCGGGAGGGGGCGGCAATAGCGGATCCAGTCGTTTCGGAATATGCTGCCCTCTGTGATGGGGTTGTTCATCAGCTCGCGCTGGAACGAGATATAGCCCATGAACGCCTCCTGCTTGCGGATTTCCTCAATCGACCACTTGGCCGCCCACGAGGGTTTGCCGTTTCGGTCGATGGCGTTGACCTTGGAAACGACCACACCCTCGGAGGCCATGAAATTGGCAAGGACGGAGTTTTTGCCTATAAGGTTGCCCACCATGCAGAAACGGCCGCGACCGCCGTCGAGGGTGCCGAAAAGAGCCTCCTTGACCCACTTGGTGAGGCGGGCGACGCGGTCGGGGTTATTTACAAGCTCGTCGTCATCAAGGTCGTCAATGACGACATAGTCGGGGCGGCGGCGTTTGTATCGGAGGCCGCGCGGCGACTGGCCGCGACCCCGGGCGAAGAAGGCGCAGCCGTCGGCGGTGACGAACTTCCCGGTCTCCCATGAGCCTACGACTTTCTGAGTGCCGAAGTCGGCGATATAGCGTTGGTTGAACTCGAACTCGGCCTGGATGTCGCCAAGGAGCGTCTCGGCATTTTCCTTGCTCTTGCCGACGAGCACCATGAGGTGTAGTTTGCGGAGAGCTTTCAGATAGAGCGGGATACCGATGTCGAAATGGACAGACTTGGCATGCGCACGCGCCCATTGGGCGGCATACTGGATGTTGTCGTGGTCCCGGAGGGTGTGCGCGGCCTTGATATGGAAAGGGGCGCAGTCGGTATGCTGCCCGGTTTCCCCGTCGTCGCAATAATGGGCGAGATAGTAGTTGAAGAAACGGCCATAATCGGCGAGGAGATACTTTATTCGTTTCTCCTTTTGTGCGGGCGTTTCCTTGACGGCCACGACGGAGCGTGTCTGCACCGTTTCGCACCATTGCTTCCATTGATCAATCGCCTCCTTGCGGGATTGTGCCGTGTGTCGAGCCATACGCTGAGATTATGCCACCTTACTTCCGAGAAGTTCGAGGATATATTTATTCTGATACTTGTTAACCATCTGCCGGAACTCCGCCGTGATGGCGGGGTCGGTTTCGGCCTGATATTCGAGCCATTTGCCGAAAGCGATAAAACACTCGATGAAATCAACCACGGAGGCCTCTTTGTCGAGCTTTGAGATAGTGGCCGAAAGTTTCGCTATCTGATCCGCGAGGCCGCCAACATCTTTAAGATCGGCCTCGCCGAGTTTGATGGCGAGATTGTTGAGCGAGCGGAGGACATTGTTGGTAACTTCCTTTCGGGTAAGGGTCATTGCGGTGCGCTTTTCACCCCAACAACCGTCCTTGACCCATTTGCCGACAGTATTTGCGGACACGCCGACCTTTTCGGCGATGGAGTTTTGCGGCATACCCTGCATAAAAAGAGCCTCCGCAAATTCCTTTTTATCTGATGAAACCTTGTTTGCCATTCATGGCGAAATGATGTTTTGGGTTGGGTTTAAGTTATTTTTCGACCGCAAAATTGCCACAAAAGCGCATGCCGGAAAAATAGAGTGTAAAGTTTTCACACTCTGTTTCGCAGGGGGTTGGACAATTCGGAATTTTGCGGCGTGGACGACATCGCGGAGTAGAGCAGCGGCAGCTCGCGAGGCCCATTCCCTCGAGGTCGCGGGTTCGACCCCCGCCTCCGCCACAACCCCCTTTCGCGACCTGTCGGCGCGGCGGCACAGGGTATTCGCACAGCGAAGTGCCACACAGCCGCGCCGACATTTTTTCAGACATCACACCCATATGAAAGAAGCAATCATATCGACGGAGCGGGTCAACAGTTACGGCTCGCGTGTAATAACGGCGGGGATAGATTACTCGCAGTACGAGAAAAATCCCATTGTCCTCTATATGCACCGACGCGGCCGCAAAGAGGATATGCCCATAGGTATAATGACCAATCTCCGCGTGGAGAACGGCATACTCTACGGTACCCCGAAATTTGACGATGACACCGAGGACGAGCGCAACATCTCGAAGAAGTGGGACCGCGGCACCCTGCGGATGCTGAGCGCCGGGCTTGACGTTCTCGAATGGAGCGAAGATCCGGCTATGCTCGTGGCCGGGCAGACCCGTCCGACAATCACTAAAAGCAAGCTGATAGAGGTGTCGGTGGTGGACATCGGCTCGAATGACGACGCGCTGCAAGTGGGGCTTTACCACGAAGGGAAGCTACTCACACTCGCCGCCGGAGAGGAGAACGACCACCTGCCGCTGCTTACGCCGCCGACCCCGGCAGAAACGAAAGAACAAACCCAAAACAACAACCCCAAAAAGAACATGGAAAAAATCCTCTTGAAACTCGGCCTCGCGTCCGGCGCGACCGAAGACGACGCGGTCGCCGCCATCGGCAGGCTGCAGGAAGAAAAGGACGCCATGACGCTCGCCCGTATCACCGACGCGGTTGATACCGCCGTCAGGGAGAGACGCATCACGGCCGACAAGAAAGGCAAGTACCTCAATCTCGGCAAGCAGGTCGGTCTCGACGGCCTCAAAGCCCTTTTCGCCGATATGGCTCCCGCGCAGAAGCCCCTCGACCTCGTTAAGCCCTCCGCCGGAGGCCCGGGTTCCCCCGACGTAAAACTGACGTGGGCGACAGCCACCGCCGAGCAGCTCGCAGACCTCCGCGACAACAACCGCGACGAGTACGCGCGCCTCTACCGCGAGCACTTCGGCCTCGCCCCCGAGTTCTGACCCCGCCACCAACAGACAACCACAACAGCAAACGAATGAAAAGATTCCTTCTCGCCCTCATGGGCATGATTATCGGCCTTACGGCCACAAGCGTGATGGGCGCCACCCTCGGCGTCGCGTTAGGCGTGTCCCCGCTTGCCGGGGCGCTCACGCTCAACGGCGCTGCCGTCGGCACGTCGTTCATCGGAAGCCTCGCGCCGGTGTCCTCACTACGCGCCGGGCTTTATCCCGAAGCGTGGACCGGCGAACTTGTAAAGGCGTTCCGCGCCGCCGCGGCCGCCGTCGGATGGTACAGCAAGATCCAGGATTACAGCCAGTATGTAGACAAGGACATCATCCACATGGTAGACATCGGCGCGGATCCGGAAGTGCTCGTCAACAACACAACCTATCCTCTCGAAATCACCAACCTCGAAGACGGCGACATAGCCGTGAGGCTCGACAAGTTCCAGACAAAGCCGACCCGCGTGACTGACGACGAGCTCCATGCCCTGTGCTATGACAAGATGGCCTCGGTCGTGGACCGCCACAAAGAGGCTTTCTCCGAAACCAAGTTCAGCCGCGCGATCCACGCCATCGCTCCGGCCGAGAACAAAACGGCGACCCCGGTCCTTCTCACCACGGGCGAAGTGGTGGACGACCGCAAGCGACTGACCCGCTCGGACATCATCGCGCTCAAGAAGGCATTCGACAAGGCCAAGGTTCCCTCAGAGGGACGAATCCTCGTGCTGTGCGCCGACCACGTCGCCGACCTGCTGGAGCAGGACCAGAAGTTCGCGGCCCAGTACTACAACTATGAGAGCGGCGCAATTTCCCGCCTCTACGGCTTCGAGGTCTACGAGTACAACGACTGCCCCTACTTCAACACCTCTACGAAGAAGAAACTGGCTTACGGCGCCATCCCCGGCGCGACCGACCGCCAGTGCTCGGTAGCCTTCACGACCAAGCGCGTGATGCGCGCCGACGGCTCGACAAAGACCTATCTGCAGGAAGCGGCCAGCAACCCGACCACCCAGGAGAACGTGTTCTCCATGCGCACCTACACCCTCTGCCTCCCCAAAAAGAACGAGGGTCTCGGAGCGATCGCGAGCGCGCCCAAACCCGCGTAAGAGGCAAAGCAGTAAACCCGTATGACTGATGACTGAGACATTCCTTGCGGCCATAGCGGCGGTAATCACCGCCCCGCTCTCGGCGCTGCTTACCGCGGTGTTCCTGCGGTCGAAGCACAAGGCCGAGGTTGACCAGCTCCGCGCCGACGTGCAGAAAACACTGTCGGAAGTGCGCGGGCACGAGCTCGACAACGACAAGAAGGCCATAGAGATGATAATGGAGCTGGTGGTGGAGCCGCTCCGCAAGGATATGTCGCGGCTGCAAGAGAAAGTAGACACGCTCACCAATGCGATTGAAAAAGTCAATTCATGCCCTCATGCTGACAACTGCCCTGTCAGCCACGAGCTGCGCCGTGCAAAAGAAAGCGGTGGAGGAAAGCCGCGCGGAGGCACAATCGCGCACACAACTGCATACACGGGCAACGACCCTCCTTGACTCGGCCACAGCCGCGATGGTGGAGCGTGTTGTCGACGAACGGTTCCGCCGACTGCGTGAAAACACCGCCTCGACAGACGAGGCGACAGAGCGCGTGACCGAGATATTCGACACCTCTTTGCCGACCGACAGCGCTACCGGCACGCCGCCCCTGCTGAGCCGCACTACCGAAAAGCGGTCGGCACGGCAGACAAGCGAGAGCAGGGAGCGGACCGAGGCGGCCTCTACCGGGCGTGAGGAGCAGACCCGGACCACTGCCTCAAAGCTCTCCCGGGAAGACGCGGCCGACTCTGAGGCTGAAAACCGGGCGGCGCTTGAAGCCGGGAGAAAGGAAGAATCGCATGGCGGCAACTCCGCCGCGCTGGGAATCCCCTCCATGGTCTGGGCCGCCCTGCTCGCGGTCGTCGCGTGGGCATTTGTCAAACACCGATTAAACAAGCATTAAACACCATACACAACCATGGCAAAGAAAGAAACCGCGAAAACCGCTCCGGCCACAGCCGCTTCAAGTGCCGCCGCCAAAGTGGCCGCCGAAGTCCTGAAACAGAACCCCGATATCAACGAGGTCCACGTCACCTCGGACGGCACGCCGTTCTATAACCGCAACGACGCTCAGAACCATGCCAGGTCGCTGGCCAACCGGGAGGTGTTCTGCCACAGGCGCGGAACCGCTGTCACCGCGTGCGTGGCATCAAAGGCCGAAAAGAGCGCGCCCGACACACCTCCCGCCCCAAGCGGGCAGGAAATCGACGAGCTGACCGGGCAGCCGGTCATTGACGAACCCGCTAAAACCGACGAATAATGCAGAACCTCACTATCACGCGTACCAACGGGAACATCGTGCGACCTCTCGCTGGAGAAGACCACATAAGCGGGCTGGTGTTCTACTCGGCGGCGCTGCCTGTGGCCGGCGAGGGGGTGTCGGGATTCACCGACACCGAGCGCATCCGCCCCGTCTCGTCAATCGAGACGGCCGAGAAATACGGCATCACCGCCGACGCGGCGGCATGGGAGACCAGGGTGCTGCACTATACCCTCGCGTCAATCTTCAACATGAATACGGGAGTGAGCCTCTATGTGGGCATATTCCAACCCGCCGCGGGAGAGAACGCCTTCTCCGAAATCAAGCAGATCCAGAACTTCGCCGGAGGCCGTCTGCGCCAGGTCGGCGTATGGAACGGCGCGGTGGAAATGACCGAGACCATCGCGAACTCGCTGCAGTCCGTGGCCGCCACCCTCGAGGCGCGCAACAAGCCCCTCAGCATCCTCTACGCCACCAAGGTAGCAGACGTGACCTCTCTCGGGAGCTATGCCAAGGCCGGTCGCAAGAATGTCTCGGTGGTCATAGCGCAGGACGGGGAGGGTACCGCCGCCGCGCTCTACAAGGACGCGGCCAACACCGCTAAGGCGAGCGTGTCGGCGCTGGGCGACCTCCTCGGAGCTGTCAGCAGGGCCAAGGTGCACCAAAGCATCGCCTGGGTGGAGCAGTTCCCGACAAACATAGCCCTCCCCGCTTTCGGTGACGGCACGAGATACCGCGACCTGGACGCGGCGGTCATAGAGGAACTCGACACCGCGCGCTATATCTTCTGCGTCAGCTACGACGGCGTCGCCGGAGCATATTTCAACGACAACCACACGCTCGACTCCCCGACAAGCGACTACGCCTATATCAACGACGTGCGAACGATGGACAAGGCCGTGCGCGGAGTCCGCTCATACTTGCTGCCGAAACTCGGCCGCCCTATGAAGGTGGACGCGGCTACCGGGAAACTGGAACGCACCATGGTGGAGCACCTGATCACCACCGGCAACAAGCCGCTGGAAGAGATGGAGAAGGCCGGGGAACTCAGCGGCTACAAGTTCGACATAGACCCCGACCAGGACATACTCTCGACTTCCCGCGTGCGCGGCGTCATCAAGAACGTGGCCGTCGGAGTGATGCGCGCCCTCGACCTGGAGATAGGCTACGCGTCAAGTATCTAACACACAAACCAACCCAAAGGAATGAACGCTTTAGACACAGCTTACAACGGTGTGCCGCTGATAAACGGCCAGGAGTACGCATGGGGTGACATCAAGTCCTGCATCAACGGAGTGCCCGTCGTCGGCATCACCGCTATCAGCTACGGCGACAAACAGGACAAGCAGAACAACTTCGGAGCGGGGCGCCACCCGGTGAGCCGCAGCCGCGGACGCATCACTCCGGAGGCGAAAATCACGCTCTATATGAGCGAGGTCGTGGCAATCTCCCGAACATCTCCGACCGGGAGGCTGCAGGACATCAACCCCTTCGACATCGAGGTAGCCTACATGCCCTCCAACGGCGTCATAGTGGTTGACAAGATCCGAAACTGCGAGTTCACGGAGAACGTCCGCGACTGGAAGGAGGGGGACCTGAACCAGCAGGTGGAGCTGCCCCTGCTTCCAAGCCATATCGAGTTCGGCAAGCCCGACGGCGTCTGACCTGACGGCGTGCGATGAGACAATGAACAATCATTAATCCGCCGGGGCCGGAGCGGGGACTGACAACCGCGCCGCCCCGGCACAAAACCGCGAAAACATGGAAAAGGAGAATATGACAATCGACATCGACACCACTGACTACAAAGTCATCAACGGCGACATTACTGACGAACAGCTCTCGTCGCTTAAAGCCCGCCACGGAAGGGTCGTGGAAATAGAGGTGGCCGATTCCGAGTTCAAGGAGCTGCACCGCGGCTACTTCCGCCGTCCGGACATGAAGACGATGCAGGCGTTCTCGGCCACCGCCAAGGGGAACGACGTGAAGGCTGCCGAGGTGATGTTCGACAACTGCTGGCTCGGAGGCTCGGCGATGATGAAGTCCGACGCCGTGTACAAGCTGCAGGCTGTCGGCGAGCTGCAGAACATCTTCGGCAAGTGCGTGTCTAAGCTAAAAAACTTGTAGAGGCGCACCGGCTCTCCGGGGGAGTGGAGGAAGACGACCCCGGGGAGATCGCCAAGGGGTGCGCCTTGATACGCGCCAATTTCCACGTCGATCCGGACACGCTCGACGACAGCCAGTGGGCCATGCTCTTCCAGCAGGCCGTGTGGGTCGAGAACTTCCGGCTCGAAAACACCGCGAGAGTCCTCGCCAAATTATTCTCACCCGCTGAATGAGCAGCTATAATTTCAACTACGCGTTCAACATAAGCGGCAACTGCAACGCCGCGGTCGCCGAGATTTCGGGAGAGGTGGAGAACCTCCAGAGAAATCTCCGGGCGACCGCGTCCATATGGGATTCGTTCGAGGGGAAGATACTCGCGTTCAACCAACTGACGCAGTATGTCCAGAACCTGGGGCAGGCGATGAACGAGACGCTCGCCCCGGGTGCCTCACTTGAGTCGCAGCTTGCGGAACTGGAGGCTATCGCGGGTGTCACCGCCGAGGAATACGCGACCCTTGAAAAATACGCCCGCTCGTCGGCCAAGGAGTTCGGCATATCGGCCTCCGGCGCCGTCAACTCCTACAAGCTGCTGCTCTCGCAGCTCTCGCCGGAGCTGACCAAGAACAGCGAGGCGCTCGACAACATGGGCAAGAACGTGGCCACTCTGAGCAAGATGATGAACGGCGACGCGACAGCGGCAGCCGAGGTCCTGACAACGGCGATGAACCAGTACGGCGTGTCGCTCGACGACCCGATGGCAGCGTCAGACCGTATGTGGGAGATGATGAACACGATGGCCGCCGCGGCCCGCGAGGGCTCGGCGGAACTCCCGGCCATAAAGGTCGCGCTCGAACAATGCGGCATGGCGGCCAAAGCCGCCGGTGTGTCGTTCGAGGAAACGAACGCCGCGATACAGATCCTCGACAAGGCCGGCAAAAAAGGCTCCGAGGGCGGCGTGGCGCTGCGCAACGTGATGTCCACGCTCGCGCAGGGGCGCTTCCTGCCCAAGGACGTGCGCGAGGAGCTGTCCGCGGCCGGGATCAGCGTCAACAACCTCACCGACAAATCCAAGTCACTCGCCGAGCGACTGGAAGCCCTTAAGCCGGTCATGGCCGACGACGCGCTGTTCAGCAAGCTGTTCGGGAAGGAAAACTCAGCCGCCGCCATGGCCCTCGTGCAGGGTATCCCCAAGGTACGGCAATGGACGGAGGCCATAACCGGCACGACCACGGCCATAGACCAGGCGGACATCGTCATGGCGACATATAACGAGCGGCTCGCGCGCGTGCAGGCACGGTTCGATGATTTCAAGATCTCGATATTCAACTGCTGCGGCGACCTCGGGATATGGACGCAGGTTGTGCTGGGCGCGCTCGCGCCGCTGTCACAGCTCGTGCCGCTGGCATGGGGCGCGGCCAAGGGATTCTCGGAGTTAAAAAAACTCCAGGTATGGAATGTGTTCGCCCCATTGGGGGGTGCTGTTAAAAATTCTATCGCGTGGTTGCTGAAATTCAATTTGGCGACACTCGCGTCATGCAACTATACAAGGTTATTTAAGAACGCGGTATCCTCCAATTTCAATGCCGCTTATACGTCGATAAAAAAATCTATCGGAAAAACGATTGTCAGCCTGATGATTATGAACACCTCAGTAATGCTGTCAGGCGGATACTGGGTGGCGTTCAGGGGAATGGTCGCAGCCGCGTGCAAGGGCATCGGCACCGCCATTATGAACATTCCCATCATCGGCTGGCTGGCGGGATTGATCGTGCTGATCCGGCAGCTTTGGGAAAGGTGTTACGGCTTTCGTGTCGCTGTGCTCACCGCGTGGGAAGCCATCAAAGCGCTGGGGCAGAAAATCGCCGGGTTTGCCGTCGGCGTGTGGGACAGCATAAAGTCGATGGCGCGGAAAGTCGCCGGTACCTTTATGTCCGTCGTCAACAGGATACGCTCGTGGATCTCGGCGGTGCGCGACTTTGTGACCGGGGTCGTCAACGCCGTGGTCGAAAAAGTCAGCGCCATCTGCGGACCGCTTGCGACGGCGTTCAAGAACGCGGCCAACGCCGTCAAGGGCTTTTTCGGCAGGATTATCGACTGGGTGCGCGACAAGTTCCTCTCACTCATAAACTGGTTTGTCGACAAGTATAACAAGATTGCCGGAAAACTGAACTTTGAGAAGATAGCCCGGCTCGGGCGCGAGGCCGCCGACCGCTCATGGGGCGCCGACCATCCCGAAGACCCTGACGCGAGCCCGGCCGGAAAACCGGCGGATGATAACAGCCCCGGAGGAATCAATCCGCCGTCACCCATCGGGAACGCCCTGTCAGGCGTCGGCGACGGAGCCTCCAAGGAGACCGACCGCGTCAGGAACATCAATATCACCATCGACAGGCTTATCGACAAGTTCACCATCACCACGAATAACCTGGTCGAAAGCAAGGAACGGATAAAGGACGCTGTCGCCGAGGCTCTGCTTTCGGCCGTCAACGACGCGAACTACGCTTTGTGAAATCTCTGTTTAACCAGCGTTTGAACGATGTTAAAACTTTCCGCGAGAATTGAAATATCAGGCGAAAAAAAGTGGGTGTTCGATAAAATCACCGCGTGCGAGATCGTGCGGGACAGCGACGCGCTCACAACCACATGCAAGCTCACGCTGCCCCGCAAGGTCAAATGGCAGGGTGAGACTTCAAACCCGATCAGGCGCGGCGACAAAATCTCCGTGTGGCTCGGCTATGACGACGATCTGCAGCCAGCTTTCTCAGGCTACGTGCTGCGCAAGGGTTTCAAGGCTCCCGTGGAAATTTTCTGCGAGGACGAGATGTTCATGCTAAAACAGACTCCGTGTGTCAAGAAGTCATACCGCGAAGCCGATATTGAGACCCTGCTGAAAGACCAGAACCTTCCTTACACAATAAAGGTCCTCGGAGAGCAGAGCATAGGGCGGTACCGCGCCAACTTTGACACGGTCGCCGGACTGCTCGCCCATCTTAAGGAAAACAATATCCGGACTTTCTTCCGTACCGAGGAAGGCAAGTTCGTGCTCTACTGCGGCGTGCTTTTCGACCGCGGCAACCAGACGCGCCTGGTTTTCTCCACCGGGGTCAACATCATCTCGGACAGCAGCCTCGACGAGCAGAGGGCGGAGGACATGAAGATCAAGTTGAAAATCGTCAGCCTCCAGCCCGACAACAAAAAGAAGATAAAGGTGGAGGTCGGCGACGACGACGGCGAGAAGCGGACGCTGCACTGCTACGGCATGACCGAGGCCGAGGCCATGGCGTGGGGACGGCAGGAGCTGGAGAGACTCAAGCGCGACGGCCTGACCGGATCGTTCCAGACTTTCGGACATTCGCTGTTATCCCCCCTCGACATTATCGCCCTTAGGATAAACGGAGAGCCGAAGGGTCGCTACCAGGTGGCGAAAAACACCATTAGCTACGGCACAGGCGGCTTCCGGCAGGACATCACGCTCGGAGCGCGGGTATCGGAGGCCTCCTAAGACACTGACGCACCAACTTAAATATTACGGATTATGAAAGAAAAGATCACCGGGAATTTTCTGACGCAGGCGAACCGGGACTTCCCGCTGGACTGCGAGACGCTGGATAACCTGCAGGAGCTGGCGGAACTGGCCGGGATCCTGGGGAACGCGGCGGGGGACCGGACGGTTCTGGCGGGCTGCGTGCTGAACGAGGGTACGGGTCAGCGCGGGCCGGGGTATGTCTTCCTGCGCACGCGTAGGCGTCCGGCGGGGGAGGTGCTGTATTTCGCGGGGGGCGCGGCGGGGGACGGGATGCACGTCAGGGAGGAGGCTGTCGCTGTGACGGCGAACGGGGTCGAGTATCCCCGGGCGTACACGCGGCGGTGGCTTGAGGCGGGTATCGGGGAGGAGAGTTACCCGTGGGAGGGGTTCCAGGAGGGGGTTACGCTCAGGACGCTGGGGGCGGGTGCTGACGCGCTGCGGGAGGCTTTGGCGGGGCTACGTCAGCCGCCGCTGGGGGTGGTCGAGATGTGGGCGGGTTCGACGGTTCCGGAGGGTTACGCGCTGTGCGACGGGCGCTCGCTCGCGGCGGCGGATTACCCGGAGCTTTACGGGGCGCTTGGTACGGCGTTCAACCGGGCCGTGAGCGCGGCGGGGACCCGTTACGAGACGGAGGCCGGGATGTTCCGGCTGCCTGACCTGCGGGGGAGGTTCGTTGTCGGGAAGCACGACAGCGACGATGACTACAAGCAGGCGGGAGCCGGCGGCGGCCTGAAGCGGGTGGCTCTTACGGTGGACGAGACGCCGCGTCACAGCCACAAGGTCAGGGACTATTATTTCGCCCAGGCGCCGTCGTCAATGACGACGCACAAGGTCACGAAGTTCGACAACATACCGGAGACGGAGACGGGGAACAACGGGATCGGGGACCATGAGTCGGACGAGGACAACACGTGCATGCCGTACTATGAGCACGCGAGCTACGAGACGGGGGGCGGCGGGACGCACGAGAACCGTCCGCCGTACTACGTCCTGGCGTACATCATGCGGGTACGGTGAAAGAGGTGAAGAGTGAAAGGTGAAGAGTGAACGCGAACTAACAAGGAATTAGATTAAAGGAATTATGGCAATACATAGCAGGGAAGAGTTGAAGAGGTATTTCCGAAAGGGGGAATACCCGACGGAGGAGCAGTTCGGGGCGCTGATCGAGAGCATGCGCCACCGGGGGGAGCGTCTCGGAATTACGGAGGTCAACGGGCTGGCGGGGGCGCTTAACGAGAAGCTGGGGCGTGGAGAGGCGGGGACGCTTCGGGCACTGCTTGAGGAGTTCGGGGGCTTCGGGGCGCTGGGGTTCTCGGGTATAGACAGGGAGTCGCGGGAGGTAGCCAGCGGGATGCCCGAACGGATCGAGCTGGCGGCGGCCCTGTCAAGGGGGAGTGTCGGGGTTGTCTACAATGCGGTATCGGGACGTTTCCTGCTCAGGGTGGAGAGCCCGCTCGGGGTCAAGTACCATCCGTACTGGACGGATGTCGAGGGGAGCGCCGGGAGGGTCGTGTCGGGGTCGTCGGACTACCGGCCCGGGGTGCTTCTGATGGCCGCGGAGTCGGGGCTGGGGATGTTCTACACCTGGGAGGGGGTCGGGGAGCCGCGTCGGCTGGGGGCATCGGACCCCTCCCTGGTAGAGACCGTCAGCAGGACGGCCGCGACGCTGGCGGCGCTTGTCGACCGCCTCGCGGAGCTGCCGGTGGCGGATTTCGACGCGGTGTCGCTTACATTTCTTCCCGCGGCTCCGTGGCCCGGGGAAATCTCCACGCTCGGCTGCACGTTCCGCGTCATCTACGGGGAAGAGTCCGGGCAGTTCCTGCTGGAGGTTTCGACGATACGCGGGTCGGACACGGCGCTCTACACTTCCTGGGACGAGATTCGGGCTTCTGACGGGAAGGTGCTCGCCCGCCCGTCGGCGGACTACAACGACTATGACGAGGAGTCGGGCGCCTTCTGTCCGCTCTCGGGTCGGCTCTTCCACCGCAAGGGGACGGCGTCGCTTCCGGCCAAGTTCTACGCGTGGGACGGGGAGAGCCTCCGGGAGGTCAACAGCTTCGCGGGGACGCTCGCCTCTCTGAGCGGCTCCGTCGAGACCCTTTCCTCCAGCCTCGGGCTGCACACCTCCCGCCTGGACCGCCACGAGGAGCGCCTCGGCGACCTCGTCTATAAGACCAACAAGCTGCGGACGGACACGGACGCGCTGCAGACGAAAGCCGACGAGCTCCAGGACAACCTCGCGAGCGCCGCCCGCATGGCGCTCGACGCCCTGAACCAGTCGGACGACAACGCCGCCGCGATCGAGGAGCTTCGGGCGGCTGTGGCGGCGCTTGGCGGCACCGCCAGCGGGGAGTCCGGGGCGGCTGTTAACGAAAACGAGACGGACTGATATGGGACAGGAACCGATTTACTACAAGTCTGACTTCGACTTCCTTCTGCCGCTGAAGGACGCGGAGGGGAACGCGATCGGGTGGCCCGGCCACGACTGGGAGGCGCGCTTCACGACGGCGGGGAACCTGCGGGGCTATGCGGCGTCGTGCATAGGGGGCGTGTGCCGCAACTGCGTGCGGGAGGGTGACGGGATACGGATTATCGCGGACCGCCACGGGCTTCCGCCGGGGCGTGTGCGGTGCGAGATTACGGTTATGGTCCCCGACAGCCGCTACCCGGACGGTACGCGGGGTGTCGCGGGGCTTTACGAGCTTGACATACGCCTGACGGACGAGCCGGACAGGGCGGTGGTCAGCGGTGAGATACGGCTGCCTGTCATCGGCGGGGAGGCGCGTGCGCTGCCGTTCCTTTTCACCGACGAGTACAAAGGCTACGGCCCGGGCGCGGTGTTTTTCAACCGGGAACTGGGGCGGTTCATCCTGGAGGACGGCTCGGACGCCCCGGCGCCTTACAACGAGACGCTGGCGGACGGGAGGGTCGCGGCCTCGCGGGAGGGGCGCTTCGAGTGCGGGGGGAAGGAGTACCGCTTCACCGGCTCGCAGCTCGTGAACACGGAGATAGAGCGCGACCCGGACCGGCGGCTCGTGCGCCGCTGCCCGACGGTGGACGCCCATCCGGGGCTGGCCTACATCGACAGGGGGATGATCAACGTGCCCCTTGGACTTCCCGGCAGCGGGGAGTTCGCCGTCAGCGTCGCGGGGATGTTCTTCAGGAATCCCGGAGCCGACCCGGTACCCCTCTCGTCGCTTTTCCCCGTCGGCAGCAGCGAGGTCAGAGACCTGCGCTTCGAGGGAGACATCCTGTGTGGAAGTGTCGTGGCTGAAAAGGGCTCTCCCGGGAGCTGCAACCACGTGCGGCTGCTGACAGACTACACCTATGTCCCGGACTTCACGGCGACGGACGGGAGATCGACAGGGTCCCGCTCCGGATGGTATATCGGCATCCGCTACGACAACGGGGGGCGCAAGATATTCTACCGGTTCAACGGGTCATTCCCGGACAACGAGGCCGCCCCGCCGACGTTAGGGGAGGCGGAGAGCGCCATTAGGGCGGTGGTTTACGGAAACAGGATAGGAACGCTCGACAACGTCAGTGCCGGTTCGTTCCAGGCGCAGGTATGGCTGCGGCGGAGGGACTACGGCACCAAAAGGGTATACGCCCGCTGGTTCCCGCTGAATACACGGAAGACCGTGCAGCACAAACGCTGCCTGGTACGGATGAGGCGGGTAACCGTCTCGGGACTGTCAGGCTGGGCGTATTTCCATGTCTCTTGTGACGGAGAACGGATTAATGTCCGTCCGAGCCGCCAGCAGAGGCTGCTGTAAGCGACTTGATATAAAAAAAGCCTCCCCGCGCATGGCAGTCCGCTCCAAACAGATCGAGACACCAAGCGGGGTGGCACCACAAAGTTAAGCATAAATTTCAAAACGACAAAACATTATGCCGCAAAATACGGACAACACCGCCGGAATGTCGGTGCTGGGACTAAGAAGGAAGCCCGGAGGGACGGCGCTCGCCCCGGGAGTGGCTGTAAGGCAGCGGGCAAAGTGAAGTGACCCCCAAAAGTTGGACAGATTATTAACTATCTTGATTGAGAAAGAGT